AGCGCCGCCAGTAGTATCACCCTGCCAGATAGCAGTTTCAACAGCTTCGGCAATGGCAGCAGCTTTTTCGTTTCCGATTTGCTCGGTGAAAACACCCATGTCAATAGCTTCACCAGCGTTCAACGCTTTCTGGGTGTATTTGGTTTCGAGGTCTTTTGGGCAAAGGGTTTCCTGAACTTTTACTTTTCCAACAGTCAAAGTGCGCTGTGAAATAGTGGTTGTTCCGCTGCTGTTAAATGAGCAGTTGTCGCCCTGAAAGAAAACTTCGCTTGAAAGCAAAGGCAGAATTTCTGCGGATTTAATACCGGGGATAACCTGTCCGGCGCTTTGCAGCAGAGAAGCTGTTTTAGCGGAGAACATAGCTTTGGTCAGGAGCTGTAGGCTTTCCTCTTTGGTGTAGTTGGTAAGACCAGTTACGTTAAATGCCATGATTTTAAATTATTTAATTTTTTTGATTGCGGACAAAAAGCCATTGAAGTTGTCCAGTTTGTTTTGTTTTACTGCACCGATTGGCTTTTTAGTCGGTTCAGGTGTAGCAGATGCAAACTTTTCAAACACGCTGAAAGTTTCTTCTACTTTGCCCAGTACACTGATAAGGGCAGTTTCGAGGGTGGCAATCTTTGCAGCCAGTTCCTCATTAGCGGCACGCAGTGCGTCAAATTGTTCCAGTGATGCGAATTGATTTTCAACCTCAACTTCCTCAACGGGCATTGTTTTTTCTTCGATAAGTTCAACAACTCCGTCTTTGGTAGTTACAAGCAGGCCATCGGTAGTTTCATGCACTCCGTCTGGAGCAGGGATAACACCCTCTTCAGTTTTAACGGACAGCATAGAACCAACGTTTAATTCGTCACCGTCAAATACTACGATTGTGCCGTCAACAAGTGTCAACTCACCAAACGCAGCTTCAACGGTTTCAGCCGGAACTTCATTGAAACGCTGCTTAACTTCTGCCATAAAAGCAGCAAGTCCGCTCTTCATTTCTGAAAGTTCTGTTTTGAAATCCATACACTAAAAGGTAGGAAGCCAAAAACCTATGCAAAATTTTTCAGCATCTGCGCTATTTCGCGCATCAGGGTTACTACCTCATCCTGCTCTTCCATATCAAAAAAGCCCTCAACGGAAAACCCTTTCCATTCGCCTGCCTTTACCTTTGCCCACAATTCATCATTATCAACTAAATAGGTCAGGAACCAGCTGCCGTCTTTGGCGTCCTCATATCCTTTGGGTGGCATTACGCCACGCTCACGGTCAATGAAGTAACTCTCAATCATGTGAACACCATTCTCAACGGGTGTCTCGTGGTCGGTATTTACCGCCTTATAGAAATTTTTACGCACAAATTTTTTGGCAATAGTCCAGATGGTGGGTGCATCAAAGGTCACATAATACTCACCCCTTACATCATCATAGCGGTAAATGGGTAAATCAGCCAACATAGCTGGCCCAGTCACGATACGCTTTTCCTCATCCTGCACACTGTATGCTTGCTTCATGTCGATTTGCTGGAGTTTACGTTGCGCCCATTCGATGCCCTCATCACCACCCCACGCCAACCACATTAAGCGACCGCATCCGTCTCCAAGTTCTTTTGTGCTGTTTTGTCTGTGGCGTTCAAATCCAGCCATTCGTGCAATGGTTTCACGGGTTATGGCTTCGCCATTTGCCAATTGATTTGCACGTATCTTGCCAACGGGAGTGCCGCAATCACCCCAGCCGTTTTCCTCTGCCCAACGCAGGGCAACCTTTGCATTTTCTTTGGCTGCTTCTGGGTAGTCATCGTAGCTTTCAAATTCCTTGCGGCTTTCCCATTTGGAATAACACACGGCAGCTGCCTGCTCTTGTTCCATTCCCTCGCCTACCATATATGGAATGCACCTGCTGATAAATTCATCTTCGCTTTCCTTTGCACCGGGTTCCACAAATTGCTGATTAAACAGCATAAAATCCTTTTGTATAGCTGGTCGTTCCACGAAAGAAACTACGTCAACCCCAGTGTCATCATCCTCATTAACTACAATTTTATAAATCGGCAATTCCATATCTATAAAAGTAGGTTTAGACAACGCTGGTATTTCTTAATCTGCGGACACGGGTTTGAGTTTTGGTAATGTCACCCTCAAGCACGTACACTCTACCCATTCCACCAAATTGCTGTTCGTCAGGCAAACCACCGCCAACGGTCGGGGCAAGTGCAGGCGCGGTTGGTACACCACCGCCACCGCCAGCACCACCACCAGCAGCATCTTTGCTTTGAAACTGCGTTTTCTTAATTTGAGCGACACGTGCCAAACCTTGTGCAATCGCAATACCTGCGGCAACTGCTGCCCTAACTGGTGCATCAGGAGTGGCAATAGCCATCTGTGATTTATACGCCCCTTGTGCTGCTGTGTAGGTGTCAATTATTGCAGTGGCTATGCTTGCCGCCTTGTTTATTTCAAATGCTCTGCGCTGTGCTTCCTCACTACTTCCAGCAAATGCATTGACCAGTTCTCCAATGGCTTGAAATCCACCTTTTGTCAATTCTATTTTTTGCAGTTCGGCTTGCTTTTGCTCTTCAATATCTTTGTCTCGGATTTCCTTTTTCTTTGCTGCGATTTGCAGTTCCAAATCAACCGTGCTTTGCCCGTAATCTTTCGCATTTTGCAATTGAGTTTCCAATCGCTGTAATTCAAGTGCGGCAAATTCATCAGCAGTTGCGTTACGCTGTGTGAGTTTCAACTGCTCTTCCTTATAAAACTGGTCAGTCGCAGAAACGGTGTCCGATATTTCTTTGTCGGTTAGTTCCTTGCGCTTGTTCTCAAAATCCTCTTGCTGTTTTAACCTTTCATCCTGCGCCTTTTTATCGAGGTCTTTTATCTTTTTATCGTGTTCAGTTTTGGCATTGGCTTCCAAAATTGCGTATTTGTCTTGAATGGCTTTCCGGGCTGATGCGGTGAGGTTCTGCTGTGCGAGATCATTTTTTAACGCAACCTTTAAACGCTCCAAATCGTTTGTATATTTGATGTCAGCCAGCGCACGCTCATCTTTGGCATTCAGTTCTAATTGCTTGCGCCTTTCCTCTGCCAAATCTTGCAACGCCTTGCGCTCATTCTCTATGTTCTTTTTGTAATTTTCCTGCGCCTTTTGTGCTGCCTCTTTTGCTGCTGCTTCATCTTCCTTTTTCTTTTTCTCTGCCTGCTGTTTTTCAAAGTTTCCGTATTCTATTGTCAGGACTTTTTGCTTGTTTTTTAGGTCATTGAATTTGGCCCACTCTTCATCTGTCAGTTTGCCTTTTGTTTTTAATGCCGCTCTTAAATCATTTAACTCATTTTCAGCTTGTAATTTTTTGGCAAGGTATATTTCTTTTTCTTTTCCGCCCAATGCTGTCAAAACCTCAATTTGTCTGCCAAGCTCATCATTAGCTTTTTTATTGGCTTTTTGCATTTTTTCAAGGTCACGTTCTGCCTGTGAAGTCACACCAAAAAAATCAGTAATTGCAGTAACTGCTGAACCTATTGCGTTTGCCAATTTCCCAAACCATGACTTTGAAATCCATTCGGATATTTTATCAAAATTTGCAATTAAACTTGAAACAAGCAAAATCAAAATACCTATACCAGCAGACATCATTGCACCGCGCAATGTTGTGAATGCCTTTACCAATGGCCCTGTTATCTTCTTAGATAGAGAGCCAATGGTGTTTTCCATATTCATTAACTGATCCATTCCTTGTGCAAATGCCATCGCACCTTGCACTTTCAATAATGCTTTTTGGGTGTTTTCGCTTTCGGAGCCAAATAAAGCCATTGCGCCTTGTGCTGCTTGCACACCGCCTGAAATTCCCCTCACGGCTTCATTCATTGCTGCAAACTTATCGGGATTCATAGCAGAAACACGCTGGTTGAAATCTTCCATTTCATCTTTAAGCCTTGCAACCCTTTCTGTTGCTGCCATTGCTTCGGGTGATAACGCACCAAATTTCTGTGTAAGTGCAATTGCTTCATTGGTGGCTTCCTTGATTTGTGCTTTGAGCGACTTTACGCTTTCCGTGCCTTTGGTTTTGGCTTCTAAATTTATTGCTACTGTGGTTTGTGCCATTTTACTTTTCTGTTAATATCCACCAATTTTCGCCATCACTGACAATGAGGTGAGTTGACCTATTTGTACCCATATTATGCGTTGCGCTTCCATCAATTGTTTGGTCAGCATACGGGTCAATTGTTATATTGTTAGATGACCCATTTTTGTAAATCCAGAACATTTTGCCATTGCAAGTGGTTGCATCAGGCAAATTAAAAGTAACCGCATTTGTTGTTCCTACAATGTAAATATCATAATTCAAATCAGCAGTAACCGTTGCGCTTGTGGTTTTTATAATCCTGTTTGTGCCAAAATTATAAGGGTTGAACTGCTGACCTTGTATCCATACCTCATTACACCCAACCGAACCCGATGGTGCAGTTCCAATCACAATGCTGTCATCACATAGGAAAGTGACACCACTGGTCGCAAAGGCTGCGTTTCGCAATCCGTAATTGCTGACTGCATTTGCAACAACAACGCCATCACCTGCCTGATTGAAATTGCCTATATTGATGCCACGCTGATTAATTGTTTTATTTGAAGTTCCACCGCCCTCTGGGTCATATTCCGTTTGTCCACCACCGCTTTGCGTTCCACCACCGCCAACGCTTCCAGTGGTTGCGCTGAAAGTTACGCCCGATTTAAGGAAGAGAAACTCACAGATATTGACCGATGGATTAACGGGATCATAGTCCTCAATTTTATTCAGCCTA